ATGCTGCTCCAAGCCACGGGGACTTTGGACTCGCAGGGCATGGTGGGCAACGGCGCTAGAGACATGAGCCAAGGTGGGATGTCGATGGCGGTTGCCTCAATCATCAAGAAGTACAAACGCACGCTGGTGAACTTCCAAGAGGATTTCTTGATTCCGTTCATTGAAAAAGCTGCGTTTCGGTATATGCAGTTTGACCCAGAGCGCTATCCAAGTGTGGATATGAAGTTCATTCCCACGGCAACGCTTGGGATTATTGCTAGAGAGTACGAGCAGCAGCAGTTTATTGCTTTGCTTCAGACACTTGGTCCAAACACGCCTGTGCTGCCGCTGATATTAAAGGGAATTTTGACCAATTCCAGCTTGAGCAACAGGTTTGAACTTATTGCCCAGTTGGACAAGATGAGCCAGCCCGACCCGAATGCACAGCAAAAGCAGCAAATTGCCGAGCAATTGCAGATGCAGGCGGCGCAGGCCACGATTGCGCTAAACACGACTCAGGCCGAGCAAAACAGGGCCGAAGCGCAGAAAATAGCGATGGAAACGCAGCTATTGCCGCAAGAAACACAGGCAAAAATGATGTCGGCAACGACCAAAAATCTGCCAAATGAGCAAGATGCAAATGCCAAAGAATTTGACAAGAGGGTTAAAATTGCCGAACTGATGCTCAAAGAAGCTGACATCAAGAACAAATCGAAGATTGTCGAGTTGCAGATGGCAAACAAGCACGGCAACATGGAAAACGCATTTTTGGATAGGTTATCCAAGGAATTGACATAATGGACATTCTGGACTTGGAGCGAAAGCTGGGGATTGAGGGCATATCTGCTGATGAGCAGATGGCCCTTGTCGATGCTTTGCAGAAGTCTGCTGCCCAGAAACTTGCCAAGGCCAAGGTAGAAAGCATTGGAAAAAGCGCAGATTTGGTCATTCAAGGGCTAAAGAAGATCAAGTCTGACATTGAGTCTCGGTTTGACGACCTTAATGTGCAAGTTCAGCAAAAAGCCAATTCTGTCAGGGATGGGCGTGACGGCAAGGACGGTAAGGACGGCAAACCCGGCTCAAAAGGGGACCGTGGGTTTGACGGCGCATCAGGCGCAGCAGGCATCAATGGTCGGGATGGCAAAGACGGCTTGAACGGCATCAGTGTCTCAAATGCTCGGATTGATTTTGATGGTGGTTTGGTCATCACTTTGAGCAATGGCAACGAGATTGATTGCGGGGAGGTGGTTCCTCCCGATGTAGCCGAGAAAATCAAGGTCATCACCAATGGCGGCGGCACAAGCCAATATGTGCTGGACACTTTGGCGAGTCTTCAGACTCAAATCAGCGCCATCACTGGGGGTCTGCAATACCAGGGGACTTGGAACGCATCGACCAATTCACCAGCTCTTGCATCCAGTGTTGGCACAGTTAACTTCTATTATGTCGTCAGTGTCGCAGGCTCAACAAATCTAAACGGCATTACCGATTGGGTGGCGGGGGACTGGGCCATCTATAACGGGACTGTTTGGCAAAAGATCGACCAGACCAACTTGGTTGTGAGTGTTGCCGGTAGAACTGGTGCTATTGTTTTAACAACCGTGGATGTTGGTGGACTTGGGACTATGGCGACCCAAGCCGCATCGAGCGTAGCGATCACGGGTGGGTCAATTACGGGCATCACAGATTTGGCTTTAGCTGACGGCGGCACGGCAGCGTCAACGGCAGCAGACGCTAGAACAAACCTTGGCTTGGTAATTGGGACTGATGTTTTGGCCCCCACGGGGTCAGCAGCCAGTTTGACATCGTTTCCGACATTCAATCAAAACACAACTGGAAATGCAGCTACAGTCACGACAAATGCTAACCTAACGGGGGTTATAACTTCAGTTGGCAATGCAACCTCTATAGCCTCGCAAACTGGCACAGGAGTCAAATTTGTCGTGGACACTAGCCCCAGTTTGGTCACTCCAAACTTGGGGACACCGGCATCAGGGACTTTGACCAACTGCACATTCCCGACTTTAAACCAGAACACCACTGGCACGGCGGCATCAGTACCTAAGTTTTTAAGTGCAAATTTTACGATTGAAGAGTCTGCTGGTAAGTTGATATTTAAGTATGGTGCGACTACAATTGCATCAATGAGCAGCACCGGCCTTATCACATCTGCGGCCAACATCGCTGCAAACGGCACACCTTAAGGATTCATTATGGCAACGACAGTCACTCTCAAGCCCAATGCGATTGATTTATCTGGATCGACAAGCGGCACAACTACGCTGCAAGCCTCTGCGGTAGCTGGCACAACTACTGTTACGCTTCCCGCTGCCACTGACACTTTGGTGGGCAAGGCAACAACAGATACGCTCACGAATAAGACTTTAACTTCACCAACGATGACTGCGCCGGTATTAGGTACACCCGCTTCCGGCACGGTGACTAACCTGACCGGCACAGCGAGTATCAACATCAACGGCACTGTCGGCGCTACGACTGCGACCACGGGTGCGTTTACTACGCTGAGTGCAACGGGTTATATTATTGCGGGAGGGGCTGGCATAGCGGGTAATACGCGGCTTGGCACAAAAGGCGTAGATGGAACGGTTAGTTATATAGTAGCAGAATTTTTATCTGGCACTTCTGGATACGGCGCTTTCCATCACTTTTCGGATTCTGCAACATATAACCTAGCTTTTGGCTCAGAGCCAGACGGAACATTTGGCTGGTACACAGGCAGATATACAGGCACTGCCGGAACTAAAATCGCCTCTCTCACCTCCACCGGTATAAACAGCACAGTAATCGGAGCCACAACCCCGGCAGCGGGTGCGTTTACTACGCTGAATGCGAGTGGGGAAATCACCTCTACAAAGACCGGGCAGTGGATAAGTAACGGGGGGGCTAGTACAGCTAACAAGTATCAGAATATTGGCAACACAGGCGGTAGTTATTTTCTCGGTGTTGAATCGTCTGGAGGCGGGACACTCCTCACAGGGTCATCTGCGTATGCAACGGTTCTAACAACGCAGGGAGCTACCAATCTACAACTTGGCGTCAACCTTAATAAGATTGTTGATGTCTCCTCCACCGGCCTAGCAGTAACCGGCCTCCTAGACCTCTCCGCAGCAACCTCAGGCCAGATCAAATTCCCCGCAACCCAGAACGCATCGGCTGATGCGAATACGCTGGACGATTATGAGGAGGGGACTTGGACTCCTACTTGGACTCCTGCCTCTGGTTCTGGTGCAACAGTCAATGTTGCTGATGGCTTTTACACAAAAGTCGGCAATACTGTAACTATTGTTTTTAGATTAGGAACAAACGGACATGGCACTTCTTCTGGAGCTATAACAATTGGTGGATTGCCATTTGCTCAATCTTCTTCATCGCAAAATCAAGCTATATTTACTTGCGGAGGAGCTTCAAATATGGCTATAACTGCTGGGCAAAATTTAATTGGATTAACTAATTTTAATGCTACAACTATATACCCTCAATTATGGAAACTTACAACAGGAACACAAACTATAACTGCTGCTGAATGGGGTGTTTCTGGTGTTATTTGGTTTAGCGGTAGCTACTTTGTTTAATTAACTAATATGGATTTATTAGTCGGACACTTAACTTAAAAGGAAAATCATGTCACTTACTAAAACTACAACTGTTGACCAAATCACAGTCACCGAAAACGGCATCATCCTCTATCGTGAGGCAACACGCATCATGGAAGATGGCAATCAAATAAGCCAAACCTACCATCGTTCAAGTCTTACGCCCGGCGCATCATTGGACAACGTACCACCACAGGTTGCACTGATTGCACAAGCCACATGGACACCAGAAAACATCGCACCAGTGACCCAAGCCGTGACCGATGCAATCGCAGTCCAGCAAGCCGCAATCACCGAAGCCGCAGCAAAGAAAGCCGAAGCCGAATCCGCAGCAGCAAAAGAAGTTGAAGATGCCAAGGTGCGTGAGACAGCAGCGAATGAAGCCAAGGCAGCAGCAGAGGCAGCAGAGCAAGCAAGCAAAGCCGCAGAAGCCAGCGCCAAAGCCGCAGCAGACGCAGCAGAGAAAGAAAATGCCCGTCTAGCCCAAGCCCTTGCAGTAGCCGAGGCAGCAGCAAAAGCAGCCGCAGACAAGCAAGCGTTTGATGACGCAGTTGCAGCAGCAGTAAGAGAAGCAGCATGACCCTCGATCTCGACATCAACGAAATCAACTTCATCCTGCAAACGCTTGGGCAGTTGCCCTCGTCCAGCGGCGTGTGGCCTCTTATCGTCAAAGTCAAAGAGCAGGCCGAAAATGAATCCAGAACTCCAGAAGTATTATGAGGAGAGGTTTTCCACCATGTCAGGCCAAGGCTGGCGTGACTTGATGGAAGATGTTGATAAGATGATTGAGCCGCTTAACAATATATCTACAATTGCAGATGAAAAAAGTCTACAATTTCGCAAAGGTGAATTATCTATTCTAATTTGGCTGAAGAATCTCAAGCAGATCAGCGAAAGAGCATTTGAGGAATTGAATGAAAAGAATGTATGATTTTGTCTGTGCAAACAGACATAAGACGGAAAGACTGGTTGATTATGAGACAACCAGTTTACTGTGTGAATGCGGCGAGGAAACTACCCGCATTCTAAGCGCACCGGCAATTAAGCTAGAGGGGTGGTCTGGGGATTTTCCATCAGCGCATGGAAAATTCGAGAAAAGCCACCGTGATAAGCTGAAATCGGAGCAAGGGCAAGTATCCTAGAACCGTTTACCGGCAGGAAAAGGAAACAGTATGTTGATTGATGAAGAGAACCCTAGTGAAATCGAAGCGGAACAGCAAAAAGCCGTAAAGCCCAATCTTCCCGAAAAATATCGGGAAAAAAGTTTGGATGAAGTTGTGCAGATGCACCAAGAAGCTGAAAAGATGATTGGTAGGCAAGCGCAAGAGGTGCATGAAGTTCGCAAGTTGGCAGATGAGTTGATTAGGCAAAATCTCAAACCGCAACAGCAGCAAACTGTTAAAGAGGAAGCACCAGAGATAGATTTTTTTGAAGACCCGAAGAAAGCAGTCCAGCAGGCGGTGGACAATCATCCCGATGTGATGGCAGCAAGAGTTGCCACCCGAGAGATGAAGACGAATCAAGTCCAACAAAGACTTGCGGCGCAGCACCCTGACTTTCGGCAAATTGCCGCAGATCAGGATTTTGCAAACTGGGTGAAATCTTCACCTGTTCGCATCAAGCTGTTTGCCCAGGCCGATGGTGAATACGATTTTGACAGCGCCAATGAACTGCTCAGTACCTACAAGCAATTGCGAGGTGTGAAGGCTCAACAGAACGATGAGGCTGGCAAAGCCTCTAGGCAAGTGAGCATGAAAGCCGCAGCAGTTGATACCGGCGGTGCTGGTGAGAGTTCAAAGAAAATCTACCGAAGAGCAGACCTCATTCGGCTGAAAATGACAGACCCGAACCGCTATGATGCGCTGAGTGACGAGATCATGCAGGCGTATTCTGACGGCAGGGTTAAGTAAACCTTTTGGAGATATATTATGACCGTAACAGCATTTTCCCCAGCGAATAGTGTAACCACGACTACCGCAGACAAATTCATCCCTGAGATTTGGAGTGATGAGATCATCGCAGCGTACAAAAAGAACTTGGTTCTTGCGAACATTGTGATGAAGATGAACTTCAAAGGCAAAAAGGGCGATACCATCCATATCCCATCACCCACCCGTGGGTCTGCCAGCGCCAAAGCAACTACTGTTGCCGTCACGCTGATTGCAGCGACTGAAACCGAAGTGCAAGTTTCTATCAACAAGCACTACGAATACAGCCGCATGATTGAGGATATTGTCGAAGCCCAAGCGCTAAACACGCTGCGTAACTTCTACACTTCAGACGCTGGCTATGCCTTGGCAAAACAAGTTGACACTGACTTGATCCAATTGGGCCGTGCCTTTAATGGCGCTACTGTTGGAACTGATGACTACGCAACTGCTGCAGCCACCACCAAAGCCTTCATTGGCTCGAATGGCACTACTGCTTACAACAGCTCGACCAGCAACGCAGCCGCCTTGACTGATGCAGCAATTCGCCGCACCATTCAGCGCCTGGACGATAACGATACTCCTATGGACAATCGTTTCTTCCTGATCCCTCCCTCCAGCCGCAACACCTTGATGGGTCTGGCCCGTTACACCGAGCAAGCATTTATCGGAAACGGTACTGCTATTCGCACAGGTGAAATCGGTAACTTGTACGGCATCCCAGTGTTCACAAGCAGCAATGCTGACACTGGTGCTGGTACTTCTGGGACTGACCGCATCTGCTTGATGGGCCACAAAGACTCTATGGTTTTGGTTGAGCAAGTGGGCATTCGCTCACAAGTTCAGTACAAGCAAGAGTACCTTGCGACTTTGTTCACAAGCGATACCTTGTACGGTGTGAAAGCCATTCGCTCTGCGGCCTCTTCTGGCGCATCACTGTCTTCCAGCGCTTACGCTCTGGCAGTTCCTGCCTAATTGGGTTGCCAATTACCCCTCACCTTTACGGGTGGGGGGATTTTTTGAAGGATAAGTCATGGCGGTTTACAAATGTATTCAAAGTGGAAACACGGTTACTTTTGACTTGCAACATGACATTGAATCAATGAAGGGTCATCAAGGCTATGTCCGAATTGATGAACCCGAAGAACAATCAGACCCTGTTAGATCAGATACAGGGTTTTCAACCAATATCGTCCAGCCTAAGAAGATGGGCAGACCTCGAAAGATGGCAAATGACAATTGATCCAAGAGAATTTGGCAAGCTAGAAGCCCAGGTTGAGGCATTGCAAGGTGAAGTCCATGCTATGCGAAACGACATCAAAACGCTGCTGGAATTGGCCAACAAGTCCAAAGGCGGCTTTTGGGTTGGGATGGCCATCGCTT